CTGGATGGCGCCGCTCTCGGCGTACACCTGGCCGACGCGGCTCACGCCGGAGTCGGTCCAGCCGTCCTCGTGCTGGTAGACGTTGTTGTCTGTTCCCGCAGCAATCGGATAGTTCGCCGTCACCGCGCCGTACGCAGCGGTGCGCGCTCTAACGCCTTTGATCCAGAAGTTTTCGGAGTAATTCCAGATCACGTAGTTATTGCACTCGCCGTCGCTCGAATGAGTGTCTGGGTAGTCGAACCAAAACTCCGGGTAAGCCCCATTCTCGTGCATGTGCGAACGATAGTTCCCGTAGAGCGGGTCGTAATTGTTCTTGATGTCGTTCCACATCGGGCAAGGAAGCAGGCGAATTGCGCCACCGTCGTAGCGCCAGAAACCTTCCTCACCGAACCAGACAGTCATGGAGCCGCCGGACGCAATCGCATTGGGCGACGAAAACGTCGTCGAACCCAGCTTCTCCACGCCGTAAAAGTACGGCGCGCCGACATAGCGAACCAAGAACGCTTCGTGCTGCGTCAGGACCAAGATACCTTCCTTGACGCGCACGCCCGTAATGATCGGGGACGCCGCTTCAAGGTCGATGTAGCCCGCTTGTCCGGTGGTCGTATTGAAGGTCCAGCCATTGTAATTTTCGAGGTCGGACCAAGCAATACGACGCGGGTTGCCGCCAGCGCCCATAAGCATGACAGAGCGTTCGGCCGTCACGGCGACGCCGACATTGCCCGTTGGGGCGTTCGACGGAACGTCCATCGCAGGGATGACGCCCGTTGTCGGCGCGAGATGCAGCAAGCGACCGTCAGAAGAACAAACGCCCAGCAAGTCCTCACCAAACGACGCAAAGCTCCAATGGTCGGGCTTGCGGAAGATCGGCGGGTTTGTCGAGCGCGCATCGCCGTAGTCTTCAATGTTGTATGCCAGCGAACCGTAGCCACCGCCAGACACGGCGTTCATAGACACAAAACCTGACGGCGTGACGTCAGCCAGCGACCCAAACAAAACCGAGACGCCTGCTTCCGTGCCAATCGCAGCCCATTCGCGCGCAGCGTTGTCACGCCATTTGAATAGTGCGCGGACTTTCGCGGAAAGCGGTTGCGCTGTGATGCGGGTGTTGCCGCCAATGGGCATGATCGCCCCAGACAGCCATCGCACGTTGGAGCCGTCCCACCAAGAATTAGGACTGTCATACGGCGTCGCCTGTCTAATGACGCCCGGAGGTATCTTGACGGGAACGAAGGTCATTTCAGGTTTGCCAGTTTGAAGTGAACAGAAAGATACTCGTCTACAAGGTCGTCAACCAGATTAGACAATGCTCGCACGTCGCCAGAGATTTTGTCGCGGTTTGCATCGAGCCAATTCGCCTCGTCAGCAATGTGCTTGGCGATCTCATCTTTGTCGACGATACGCTGCGTCACGTTCTTGATGCGGCCAAACGCACCCATGTGTGCCTCAACAAGACGATCCGTTTTGTCAATTAGACTGTCGTAAAACTCGCCTAAAACCGTATGGCGATAGCCGGAGGTTTCCGCCCAATGCGCGAGATGCACAGCGTTACGTGTCGCAAAAACACGGGAGATAAGTTCTTCGATCATGTCCAACTCATGCCCCCATAACCACTATTCCCGTTGACGCCGGGATCGCCATTCTGCCCGTTAAGGTTGCAATCCCAATAGGACGGGTAGACAAACTTTCCTTTGCCCGCACCGCCACCGCCTCGACCACCCCCACCACCAATCGAATATGAAATAGCAGAGCCGGACACTGGGCCTGTTCCGCCTAGTATGGGATTGGTAAGAGTGATTGTGGATTTTCCACCACGACCACCTGCGCCACCAGCGGAGCCGCTACCTTGGTTTGCGCCACCACCACCCCCAGCGGGCGAACTTCCGTCAGCCCCAGCCCCATTTGCGCCGGGGGTCGGGCCACCCGCGCCGCCACCGGGGCCACCAGAACCGCCAGATGCGCTGCGGTACCAAGCATCACCACTAGCGCCAACGGTCGAACCGCTGCCAGCAGTACCGCTTCCTGCGCTATCTAGCGAACAGCCAGCGTAACCAAGATAACCTTGGCCGCCCCCACCACCCCCGGAGCCGCCGTAGACGTAAATCGTTATGGTTCGATAAGGCGGTACAGTCTGAGAACCACTGCCAAATCCGCTTCGGGAACCAGCATCGACACGGCGCTTGCCGTAAAAATCGGAGAGACTTATCGACGGCCCAGCAGGTAGCAATCCAACGCCACCAGATTTGTTGTCGTAGATTTGCCCCCGATACGCGGACATGCTCCAGCCAAGGCCGAAACCGTCCTGCGGATCGCTATTCACGTCATACATTGAGATCGGCGGATTATTGCCGCCAGACGAAGGTATCGTCATTTAGCAGCCTCAAGAGATTGAACGCGGCCAGTGAGTTCTTTGATTGCTTCGATGAACAGGGCGGACAGGTTACAGTATCCGACAGACAGGTAGCCTTGTTCGTCCTCGTGGATAAGCTGCGGCAAAACCCTCTGCACTTCCTGCGCAATGACGCCAATGTTGTCGCGCTGAGTGTCCTTGTGGCGGTAATGAACGCCGCGAAGCAGACCAACCAAGCCGAGCGCGCCATCAATCGTCTGGATATTCTCTTTAAGCCGTTCGTCCGAATACGCGGTGATATTCGCAGCGGCGGTAAAATTGCCCGACGTATCCCAATAAACTCTGGCGTTGCCAGAGCTGTCTCGCCAACCAGCCGTCGAGGAATTACCGTAAAAGTATCCGCCAGTGCTGCCAAGCGTGATTGTCCGTTCGCTGGAACCGCTAATAATTGAGAGATTGCCGGTCAAAGACGTTGCGCCCGTTACAGCAAGGGTGCTGGACAACGTCGTCGCGCCAGACACGCCAAGCGTCGTTCCAATCGACGCAGCACCAGACACAATGAGCGACGAAGCAGTATGCGCAGCCGATGTAATCGTCCCGGTGACGGTGAGGCTACCGGACATATTGACGTTGCCGCCGGTCACTTGGAGCTGACCGGAACCGACATTCAGACCGTTCGCCGCAAGGGCCGTCGCGCCTGTGACAGACAAGGTGCTGGCAAAAGCCGCAGCGCCGGTAAGATTGAGCGCACCTTGCAGGTTGGCTGTCGATCCAACCGTCAGTGTCGAAGACAGCGTCGCCGCGCCGGTCGTCGTCAACGTGCCGGACATCGTGACGTTGCCGCCCGTCACACGGAGCTGACCAGAGCCAACATTCAAACCGTTAGAAGGAAGATTGATTGCGCCCGCTAGGGTCTGCGCAGACGTCAGGATGCGCGACACCATGTTGGCGTCGATGACGTCCAAATCGTTATTAAGATGCGTTCCCCACGCGTTTGTGTCCGCGCCGACTTCCGGCTTCAAGAGGTTGTATGTCGGAGTATATGTATTCGCCATGATTAAGCCGCCTCTTGCTGCGGGTTATATGTTTGCGGCACATTCTGCCACGTCTGATCTGTTTCGGAGACAGCCGTCCAAGATTGCGTCGGATCGGTTTGATTGATCCATACCGTTCCAATCGCGCCGCCGGTCGGGGGCTTGGCGGTTGCCGCCATAACGGAGCCTCCAAGCACGCCACCGACCAAAAGCCCTGCGCTATTGTTGTTTGAAGGCGTCGGAGGCGGGTTGACTGCGCTCCAAGACACGTCACCCCCGGTCTGCGGCGACCAAGTGACGTTGACTTCGGGAAGGACGCTCCAAAGGACGTAGACAACGGTGCTAATTGTGTCTGGCGCTTCCGACGCCGCCAATACAAGCGAACCAGTTACATTTGCAGTCGCAGATGCCGTGTCTGGCGCTTCGGTAACGGCAAAATACGCCGTGTTGTAAGATGTCGCTGAGAAGTTAGCGGTGTCTTGGGCTTCCGTGGCAAGCAGGAGAACAAGGGTCTGCGCGTCCACAACGCCAGACGCGGTGTCTTGGCTTTCCGTGGCCGCTAGCGCTGCGGTCGCAACGACATTGACCGCGCCAGACGCGGTGTCGGGGCTTTCCGCCGCAGCCAAGAAACATAGCGCCGGGTCAATCGCCGTTGCGAAAGACGCGGTGTCTTGGGCTTCTGTCGCCGTAAGATTTACAAGCGTTGTGGCCGAAACCGAAGCCGAAGCGGTGTCTTGTGTCTCGGTTGCAGCCAGACTTGCGCTGGCCGTGACGTTGACGGCTACCGCGACGGTGTCTGCGGCTTCGGTCGCAGTAAGCGTAGCGGTTGAAACGATAGATGCCGCGACAGCGGCCGTGTCAGGGGCCTCCGTCGCGGCAAGAATTACGGACGAGGTTCCTCCCGCAGCCGCAAGCGGCGCTCCAGCTATCGGGGAGAAACCAAGCATCTGAGACTTACTCCGGCTGGGGTTCAGACGGCTTCAAAGCCGCGTCAGCCTGCGCACGAATGGCGCTAAACACGTCGACAGAGGCTTTGAGCGGCAGTTCGCCGAGCGCCGACATGACGACATTCCACTGTGCGACTGTTAGCGTGATTGAGATAGGCTGATTTTCCATTAGTTCCCCCAAGGTAGAGCCGGTGAAGCGACCGGCGGCGTAATCTGGTTTGCAATCTGCTTCGACAAGTAGCCAAGGATATTAGCGACGCCTATTGGCCCCATCGCATTTGTCACCCACGACAAGACTTGATCTGACGTCAGATTATTGTAAGGCGTGAAATCACCTGTGTCGTCGAGATCAATCGCCTGCACGCCAGCAATCGTCGCTTCATGCCCCACGCCGTCTGTCGCATTGACGCGCCAGAAAACGGAAAACACTACGTCCGCAAACCCATCTTTCTGCGGATAGGCGTCAAGCCGTTCGACAATCCACTGGTAGGAAATGCTCATTACGCAGCAGCCCACGGAAGCGGCGGATTAACGACAGGCGGATTGATCTGATTTTCAATCTGCTGATCCAGCGCCGTCAACTGCGTCGCAAGCGTCTCAGCGCCCATAGCGTCCTCAAGCCAACCGATGACCTGCGCTTCGGTTAGATCGGCAAACGGCGTGAACGGCGCTTCGGCGTCGAGCGTTACCGCCTGCGAACCATAGATGTCAGCACTGTGTGTGCCGTCAGTCGCCTGACGCCGCCAGTGGATGGTGAACACAACGTCTGTGTGTCCTTCGTGAGTTGGGTAACATTCGAGTTGGGAGATTATCCAGTTGTATGTGTTAGCCATTTTGTTTCCTTACGCCGCTGTCGTCACGTTAGTCCATGTCGTGCTGCCGTTCGTATTCACATACAAACGAGTTGATGTGCTTGAGCCGTCAGAACGTAGGTAGATTGAGCCTTGCGCTGCTGATACTGTTGGTGCGCCAGAGCCATAGTAGATGCCGAAACCGCTTGTAGTTCCAAGAAGAAGCCGCGCTGACGTTGATCCGCCAGCGGGTGTAGCTGTCGCGTTACAGGCGCTAAACGACCCATTATTATTGACACGAGCAACTTCACCGCCACCAATTTGAAAGGTAATAACAGGAGATGACCCACGAGCATCAATCTCCGCGCCAGCAGAACCGCCTCTAAACTCAACAGCATAAGCAGACGACGAGTTATACGCGCGGTATGTGGCGACACCAGCGCGCTCAACGTGAACGCCGGAGCCGCCTGAGAACACAGGGCTGGTTGTGCCAATTCCTACGTTGCCGGATGCGTCGATGCGGGCGCGCTCTGAGCCGCTTGTATAAAACGCGATTGGCGTAAAACCAGCAGTTGAAGCGTATGTTGTGCCGATGATACCGGCTGAACCATCGTGGCCCATAGCGATAACGGCATCATTGCTGCTTGAATACGCCAAGAAATTACTAAAGCCGTTAGCACCCGGTGCTTTTGATGTGATGCGTCCTGATCCAGATGTTCCAACACCATTAACGGCGTTTGATAGGCCGCACAGTAGATTGCCATTGACATCCAGCGCCATTGCAGGCGTTGAGCCAATCGTTGACCCGCCTGCTGTTGTCGTTTGAGTAAACTCTAAACCACCAGCTAAATTATACTGACAGGCAATAACCCAGTTTTTATATGAGTTACTAGCGCCAGCTATGATTACACCAGCACCAGAGTTCGCCCCGCCGCTTGCAGTTCTTATCCAGTTTGCTCCAGCGCCTCCACCAACATCTAATTTGTAGCTCGGCGTCACTCCGAGGCCGAGGTTGCCGCTGGCGTCTAGGCGCATTTTCTCCGCGCCGTTTGTCACAAAACAAATGGGTGAGGCGTAATTGGCATACATAAACGCTGCATATGCCGGTAGTCCGTAATCGGTTCCAGCCGAGTTTTCAGTTCCAAAATAGAAGCTGCCAGAATTGTTAATCATGCGGACAGCATTGGAGCCTGTTGCACTGCTATTCTGACAGATGAATGCTGTGCCGCTTGACGATTTAATAGTTCCGGCTACTTCCAGTTTCTGGCCCGGCGAACTCGTCCCTATGCCTACCGAGCCGTCAGAGGCGATGCGTAGGCGCTCGGTGTTAGCGGTGCCAAATACCATAGGCCCGCTGTAGTAGTTCATCAGATATGCTGTGTCTACAGAGCTATCGTTATAGAGCTTGAAGCCACTTCCTGCGCCAGCCGAACTCCTTAGAACAATGCCGTCCGTTGCCGCGCCTGTTAGGAATAGGGACGTTCCATTATACGAAAAGTTCGCAGAGTTGCTAAACGCTCCCGTCCCATTGCCATACGGGATGTAGCCAGCGGTGAGCGAGGTGAGGCCGGTGCCGCCGTTGGCGACATTGAGCGGGCCTCCCGGCAGGCCATTGAGCGACAAATCAGCCGCAAGCGGGGAGATAAACACCTGCGCCGAGGTCGTGACGCTGATCGCGGTCGTGCCGTAGGTCGTGCCGTTGAACGATTGCGTAACTGTGCGGGTAAGCGTATTGGCTACCGAATTAAACGTGCCGGTTCCGACTTCCCAATTCAGGCCGTCTTCGATGACGTAGCTGACAACGTCGCCTGTCTGCGCGCCAGCAGACGCGAAGGTCTGATACCCCGCGACAGCCGTGCTAAGACTTAGCGTCCCGGTGCCGGTGCTGGAGATTGTAACCCTAGCGCGGTTATACAGCTTAGAAGCCATTATGGTTTACCCGTGCGTGATCGTGCCGCTGGACAGGGTGACAGACTGACCCGATGAAATGGCCGTCGCATTGATGATGATGTCGGTGCCGGAGGTGCCGACCGTCAGGCCAGACACAATGACGTTGCCAGCGTTGTCTCGCAGCTCGCCCTTTGCCGCCGTGCCGGTGCCAGATGCCGTAGCCGTCAGAGGGACGCCGGAGATCGTCAGGACGCCGCCAGACACGGTGCCGGGGGTAGTGCCAAGCGTAAAACTCACAAGAACGCCAGTCGCGCCAGACAGCGCGGAAGTGCCAATCACAAGAACGCCCGCAGAGGCGGTTCCCGTAGACGACCCTGCGACCTTGCCCGCAATTAAGTCTGCGACAAGCTGCATCCGGTTATTTTTCAGCGTAGACGAATAAACAACGGACATGCCGGTTACTCCTAAAAGGCTCTACGCGCAGCGTTGAGTTTTGACTGCGTCCGAACCGAACGGTCAGCTTCAACTTCAATGTCGCGCAGGATTGTCTGGTAAGCGCTTTCCCACATCGCAATGCGGTCGTCGGCTTTGAGATACGGCGCGGAGTGAACCAGCGAGCCATAGAGATAGAGGTCCGGGTAACGCGACAGCGCCCAATTCGTCGGGTTCGTCGTCGAGAGACCCGCGAGACGCGCGTAATACCAAAGGTCCAAATAGACCGGAGCCGCCACACCCGGCGGCGGGAAGATGCGCAACTGGTTGCCGATGATCGTGTAATAGATCGGCCCGCTAGCGGGCGGCGTCGTCGGGAGCATGTTGTAGAAAGGCGCGGCAGTCCCCGGCCAACCTTGCGCAAGAACTTCCTTCGACTGGTCCGGTGAGACGTAAGACAGGACAATCGACGTGTCCTGATCCATCAACTGATAGACAGCGATGTAGTCCACCGGCAGAGGAACATAGTTGTTCTGCACCGTTGCGATTGCGCGTTGCACCGCGAGAGGGTGTTTGACGCGCGCCATGTCGCGCTCAATGCGCGACGTCGCAAAGACGGTAAAGTCAGGTATTGCCGCTGTCAGGTCGGCGCGGTTCAAGGTGTCAGCAATCTTATTGCAGAGGCCCTGATATGTAGCGGTGAACCCCGGATCGGCGAAGACGGTCATACCGTGAACTCCCTCGTGCGGTAGGGAGCGGCCTCAATCGAGTTGAGCCATTTGCGGAAACGCTCTTTGTCTTGCCAGATGCCGCGCTTTAAGAGGTCGTATTGCACGACAACCGGGATGGTCGCGACGGGGGCAATGTCGCCCATTTTCTGATGCTGCGACCAGACGCCCCGGCACTCATGGGCGTATTGGCGGATTTCACTGTCGTCCTGCTCATTGGTGAAGTGCATCACCCCATCGCTGTCGATGGTGAGCTTCTGACGCGTCCGGGTCATCGGATCGTAGTCAAAGTTTTCGTCCGTTAAGGCTCGGAAACCACTGTCCATGTCTGCCCCGGTTGTTTCTGTCTTGTAACACAAAAGACAGAGGGACCAAAGCCCCTCTGCCGTGTCTTGTCTTAGACCGTCTTACGAGGTCTGGACGTTCGCAATCGTGGCGTGAGCCTTCTCGGTGTTCACGACCAAGGAGTATTCCACGAGCATCTGGGTCCGGCGGCTATCGCCCGTCTTGGCGAGCGGGTTGCGCTGGAAGGGACGCAGGTAGGAAATCTTGGCGTATTCCGGGTCGATCAGGTGGACAAACGTCTCGTTCGTAAAGCGGTTCGGGACAATGTCGAGATTGCCGAAGTCACTAACGTAGACGTCCGCAGCGCCGAGAATGAAGGTCTGCTTGGGCGCAGACACCTCAACGCGGTTGAGCGCGATACCCGAGAAAGCTGAGAACTTGACCTTGTTGACCGGGCCGCACATCGCCATGCGGGCTTCGCCACCGTTCGTCCAGAGGCTCTGGAGAGCGGTCTTGAGCATGGCTTCCGTGAAGGCCGCCGGGGTCGTCAGGTTCGTCCAAGCCGCGTTCGGGTAGCCGTCCGTCGTGCCAGACAGCGTCGGAGCCGTCGCGCCGTTGGCGACGACGTTGGTCTTGATCCACGCCGGGAAGCCCGCGAGCTTACGCGCCGTAGACGAGTTACCAACCACCGCAGCCTGATTGGTGAGCAGGATTTTCTCCATGTCACGCTTCAATTCGCGGCCACGCTTGGCAAGCAGGTAGGCTTCCAGCGTTTTCATACCGGCCATGTCTACAGCGCCGGTCGTGCCGGTGACGTTAATCACCTTGTCCGAAATCTGCGTGTAGTTGCCGACGCGGTTCGCCTTTGTGAACGACGTGTCTGAGGCGTCAGCGCCTTCGACACGCGCGTTCGTGCTGTCTGCGGCGTCTAACGTATCGGTCTGCCATTCGTGAAAAGTACTATCGCACTCCTCGCGGCCGATGTTGCTCATAAATGGCGTGGCAGTCGGGCTGATATTGTAAATAATATCAGTGAGGTCTTCGCGCATCGCGCCCGAACCGACGCCGGTCGGGTTGACGCTATAGGTGTAGGTAGCAGCCATTATTGTCTTGTCCTTTTAACTACAGAAGCGAACGAATGGCCGCAGCGGCGTCTTCCACGCGGCCAGATTGGGCGAGACGTTTCCGGGCTTCTTGGGCTGGCCGCATGTTGCGGGCCTGCGGGGAGACAGGTGTCGGCTTCGGCTGGATGACTTTTTCCAGAGGCGTGTCTGGTCTGGGCTTCCTAGACACGAGTTCGTCGTATCTCATCGCCTTCCAAGCGGTCGCAACGGCGCGGGGGTCATACGCTTGGTCGATTTCCTCATTCGAGTAACCAACCTTCGTCAGATATTCCCGCAGCTTGGGTCGATCCCGCTCAAACGCCTTCGGGTCTTTCCATGCCGGGACCAGTTCGGGGAGCTTGTCTCTGGCGGAAGCGACCATCGCCTGCGCCTGTTTAAGCTGTTCCTCTTGCTGGACCTGCTGCACGCGGTTGAGTTCAGAGAACGCCGCGTTCAGTTTACCGACTTGCGCTTCGTAGACTTCCTTTTCGCGGAAGTATTGAAGCGGGTCTGTGTCTAGCAGTTCAGGTTTCGGCGGCTGCGGCATCGCAGACTGGAGCTGCGTCGCCAGAGCCGGGAGCAACTGCGCATACTGCGAGCGTTCCTGCTTGACCTGTTCTGCTTCCGCGTGGAACTCTTTACGTTCCCTCGCCAGAGCCTCGGTTTTCCGGGTGTAATCCGCCGTCCTAGAATAGCCTTTGAGCAATTCGTCCAGCTTGACCTGCATCTCCGTGCCGTCAACTTTGACGGTGTAGACCCGGTCAGCGTCGTCTTGCTCCGCAGCATCCTCGTCGGGTGCGTCGGTGGAACTTTCGGCCTCGTCTTCCGGGGCTTCCGCCTCGTCCGTCTCTGGGGCCTCTGTTTCCTCGCCCTCGTCTGCTTCGGCTTCTGCCTCTACTGGCGGGGGCGCTTCGGCTGTCTCGCTGCGGGACCGCTTCTTCTGTTTGTCCTCTTGTTGGGACAGAAGGCGCTCAAACCTTGCGGCAGCATCTTCAACGGTGGAACCCGGTCCATCTGGGGTTATCGGGCCACCGTTATTCTCGTCTGTCATGTTAGTCGTTCCTTATACAAGACACAAGATCAAATCGAAAGCTCGCCCTGCCCGTTCGCCTTGTCGGCTTTGCGGGCGCGTTCGGCCTTGGCCTTGTTCATTCTCATGTTGTCTACGAGGGCGTTCATGCGGTCGCGGAACATGCGCGCACCGCGCACGCGGTTAAACGCGTCTTCGCGTTCTTCCGGCGTCTTGAACTGCCCCGAAGACCAGAGGTCGACCAAGCCCTTGTCCAGCTCGGCCATCACCTTTGCGTAGGCTTCGCTGGACAGGATGAACTCGGCCTCGGTCCCCATTCGGATCGCGTCTTCGATGACTTCACTCATGCGTTACCCCCTATTCAACTTGCTTGCGCCAACGGATTGTTCGACTGCCGCGCGATGGGCGACGGCGACGAAGGGGCGCTAGGCGCAGCTTGCGGCCCCGGTTGATTGGACTGAATACCGATGTTGGTGAGGACCTGCGCGCTTGTCGCCTTCTCCCGGTCCATCAACGCGTCGGTAAGCGCCGTGATGTCTGGACGCGGCCGGTTGGTCATCGCCAAAATGGCATTGACGTCGACCGGCGCGCCATACTTTGCAGACAGGTCCGCAGAGCGAAGAATGATGTCCGCTTCCAGTTTGTCGCGGTTCAAATCTTCGTCTAGCTGCAACTTGGCCCGCTGGATCGCTTGGCTTTGGAGCTTGGCGAAAGTGTCGCTTTGAGCTTTGGCGAGTTCGACTTTGGCGAGAAGGACATTGGGGTCGACTTGCTGGGATTTTTGCTGGGCTTGGGCTTGCGCAATTTGCTGCTCCATTTCCGGGGTGATGGGGGTAAAAAAGCTGTCCGGGTTTTTGAAACCTGCCTTACGCACGAGCTGGGCGAGCGTGTTCTGATACTGGCCCAGCTTCACGAGCGGATTGTCCAGACCCAACTGCTGCAAGATCATTTCCTGCTTCTGGGCAATTGCAGACAGGAAATTCATCTGCTGGGCGTCGTCGCCGCGACCAAGCGCGACAGACACCGTGCAGTCCATGTCGGCGTCCCAAGTCGTCGGATCGACAGGAACCCAAGACCCACGCAGTTTTACTAAGAGAGGCTGGTCTTGGTGACGGCAGACAAGTTTAAGCAGACCCGTAAAGAGCTGCTTCATTCCGGTCTCCGCAAATATACGTGCGATGATCTCAATTCGCTCCTGAGCTGCGCTAATTTGAGCCGTGACCGCAGCTTTCGTTGTGCTTTGGAGCAAATCAGCATCAAGACCTTGACTTGCCGGGGTGACGCCAGTCCTTTGCGCTTTGACCTCATCGAGATACTCCAAGACAGGCATAGCTTGTTGCCCGACGAACGGGGTGGATAGGTCTTGGACAGCACCGATCTGCCTCATGCGAATGATTGCGCCGACTTCTTTGTTGAGAACGTCGTCCATATTGACTTGGCCTTCGACGACGGCGGTGCGTGGGAACACCGTCTGCGCGAGGCTGTCCATCATGGCGCGCATGACGTGCGACTTGATCCGCTGCAAATCCATCGTGTCGTCCGCAACGGACAGACCGAAGATCGTGTGCGGTTCGGGGTTCGGGCAGAAAAGCGCAAACGGCGCGTGATCGACGACTTCGTCACGCAGCACATAACAACCAGAGCCGATGCAATGGATGCGGCGCAGTTCGGCGATGCCGTCTCCGTCCTTATCAATGCGCATGTAGAGCTGCATGTATTTCACACGCATCATTGACGGGTCAGGCGGATAGGCCGGGAAGCCAAAACCGGGATTGCGCTCGACTTCTTCGAACGTCCAATACCAATTCTCGTCCTGCCCCGGCGCGCCATGCTGACGGATTTCGTCTTCGTCAAAGCCCATCTGCACAAGCTCGGACACCGTCACCATGTCGCGGTAGCCAACCAAGTCGAAGAACTTGTCTGTGTCTCGCGCGCGGCGATCAACAATGAACGCTTCCGGGGGAAGCGAACGCACGCGGTATTTGCGCTGCTGATCGACGAGCTTCACGCGTATTTTATACGTCTGGGGATACGGGGGGATAACAGGTTCCGCGTCGACAGAGAGAAATTCCGCGTTCGGATTATTCTGCTGGAACATCAAAACTTCTTCTTCGGACAGGCCCGAAAATTGTTTTTCAATGACCCTGTCTTCGCTCTCCGCCCACCAAGTCACGATGCCCAGCTTTTTAAGAAGGGCGTCTTTGAAGGCGGAATACAAGACATTGAAACCGGGGTTCATGTCTTGGAAGATGAAATTGATAACGTCTGACGCTTGATCCGCGCTCGGAATGGCGTCTGCGCGGCGGGGCAGATATTCGACAATCTTGTCGCCGCTTGTGAAGATACGCATGAGCGACGGAAGGATCGACTGCACCGTGTCCTTAACTTCCGTCAGGACAATCTGGCTACGACCGTCTTCTTCGTCGCCAAATGGCGCACCGCGATAATATTCCGCCGCAGCAACGCGTGCAGGCGCGATATACGTGTCTACGTAGAGTTCGGCCTGTGAGTATGCCTGCGCGACGCGCGACTGAAACTGCACGTCGTCCAGAGGAATAAACTCGGTGCGCGTCGGAGCTGGCGACGATATATCGCTCATTTCCGGTTCGGGTGACGTCTGGGTGTAGGACGTATTCTCGCCCTGCCCCGTGTTGCGAATACCGTCCACATATTTAGGACGCAGACGCGTGCCGGTGGCGTCAGCACCGCCCGCCGCCGCAAAGAGAGGACCCGCTTTGGGAGAGCGGCTTGTATTGTCGATCCCATCAATCGGGGGACGCGAGGATTTGCGACGGCGGGGCATTGGGGGCTGCTCCTAGAAAGAGATCAATACTTGTAACGACCAAACGCAGAGTTCGAGACTTTGGCGTTCTCGCGCTGCACGACCTTCTTCTGCTCACTCGCAAGAGAAGCATTGCCGCGTTCTTCGTTCTCAAAATGATCGTTGTAGCGCGTATCCGGCGTCAGCATTTCATTCTTGCCCGCAAGGTTTTTCGTGCCGGAACGGTAGGACGCTTCCGGGTTCGACTTCGAAGAAGTCGGCTGATTATTGCCGTTGGGATTGGCTGATCTATCGACAAGTCCGCTCATTTGTACGTCCTCATGTTAAACAATAGAAACGCGACGCCGCAGGGGCTTGCCAGGAACCCACGACGCCATTCTTCCCCCAACCATTGCGCCTCGACCTGCAAAGGTCAGGGCTAAAGCATCGGCGTAATCCGGCGAACGCCGAAGGCGTTTTTTCATCTCGCTCTTGCTTTCAACTTGTAGTTTGCCGCTCGACGTGAACGAGTATTTCGGCGTGACTAGATCGGCCCGCAAATTCTCGTCGGGTGGGATTTTGCAAGCACGCTGGGCGAGAAAATCTCGCACCGATACCCAGAGTTCGTCTCGTAGCCGATTGGCCTTGGGGTTGAGAGCAGCGACCTCTGATACATTGACGTCGCGGACAGGTTGACCAAGTTCGCGTAGACGATCAGCGAGACCAGCACCGAGACCGATGCTATCCACATTAACTTCAACAGGCTTATGAATAGACGCTTCATTGACGATAGCTCCACAGAGCGACATCAAATCCAGTCCTCGCCATTGCTTGAACTGGAGGACGACGTTTCCTCGTCTGACGCAGAGGACGGCGGCGTCATCGCCGAAGCGCGCAGGGCCAACGCCGAAGATAGTCGGCTCGCCCTCATCCTCTGCGATGTCTCTTGTGACGGCGGCATCGACCAATTCGGCCGGGATAAGCGTGTCGTCGTCGGCAAGGGGAAATTCACCAAGGACGCGGACCCGGAAGGCGTTTGAGAGTTCGCCATAGGTGTCTCGGATTTGCTTGACGAAGTCTTCCGTGACGCGGGGGGACGTGACGCAAGAAACGTGCATCGTCTTCCACTCGGTTCGCAGCTCGTGATGGGTCTTATAAAAAAGCCCGCTTGAGCGCGTGGGGTTTCCAATCAGGATCGTTGTCGCAGCGTGTCCCGACATGGAACCCGCCGCGCTTTCAAAGACGGCTTCTTCGACGGCGGACGCCTCGTCGACTATGAGAAGGACGTTGTCTGAGTGGACACCGGCCAGCGCTTCCGGCTTTTCCTTTGAGGACGTGCGGGCCGAGACAAAACTGGCTTCGGGGCTGGATCGCAGAACAATGCGGTCACTGGTGATGTCGAACAGCTCCCGCATGAACTTGGGCAGCTTGTTGATCCAGAATTTTATCTCGGCAAAGAGAGCATCGTAGAGCTGGGGCGCGGTGGGGGCCGTGCAGACGACCTTCTGCGGATACCTTGTAATAAGATGCCAAATGACGGCCCAAGCACAGGCCGTTGACTTCCCTACTCCGTGGCCTGCACGAACTGAAATTCTCCGCTCGCCGTTCTTAATGTGGTTGAGAAATTCCTCCTGCCACGCGTCTGGCTGCGCCTGAAAGACTGTCTTGACCAGAGCGACCGGGTCCTTGCGATACCGTCCGACGAAAGCCGTGAACGGATTATCTTGAGAGACGCTTGGCGGCGTGGTCGCAGAAGTCGGCTGTGCAGGCGAAGACGCAGACGAGGACGTAGCAGACGAAACCGATTGTTGCAGCGGATACGGCTGTTGCGATGAAGGCTCCGGCGATGACGCGGTCGATGGCTCTGTCGAACATGCTATCTCCGTGTCTACATTTGATGGGGTGTCCTCATCAAAAATTTTATCAAAGACAGACGTGAACTTGTCTGGGGGTGGTAGGGGGGTGCTAGGTAAGACGGTGTCTAGGAGATTAGGGGCTTTCGCGTGGGTGTTGGCGTTCGCCGCCGCCCCTGCGGTTCCTTGGCCGGGGGCGGGGGGTTCGGACGCCCGCAAGCTGCTGTTTTTGCTTGTCTTGCCCTGTCTAGCGCTCTTACCTAATATGTTATTAGGTAAGAACTGACTATGGATCAATGACTTAGCGCCTGTTTGGGATACGGCGCGCAGGATGTCGCCCTCATCTAGCAGGCGTTTACGCGCCACTGTCTAGCGCCTTTTGTGGTGTAATATCAATGACTTGCTGCATCTCATCCCTGGCCCATTGCCGCAGGGCTTCAAGATGCTGGGCAGTAAGGTCGGACGCGCGCACGTCGACGACGGCTTGTTGTCTTGGCGTCCCTTGCGTCCGGTTAATCACATAGACAGACGCGTTATAGGCAATGTTCTCGTTCGGACTATCAATGAGCTGCTCTAGTTTTCTTTCCGCTTTAACAGTCAGACCTTCCCAGAATTTCAGGCGCATTTCACTGGTCGGGCTAGACCGTTGCGCACGTGTCTGTCTTGAAAGCATTTTCTGTTTAGCGGAAGCGGCCACGGCCCTGCCCTAAATGTTATAACATTACGTTCTGTCTACAGGATTTTTTAACTCTGGGCAAGACAGACAAGACAAAACTATTTTACATAGCTGTTTTTTATGTTATGGCTTGTTTGTCTTAATAACCTACAAGGGAAGACAGACCATGCAACTCAAACACTTAAACCAAATCATCGGCCGCGCCCTTTCCGCTTGTCGCAAGGCGTCCGGCGAGGCGCGGGGCTTTTTGCGCTTCGCAATCGCCTTTCTCAATACCGCACGGGGCGCATTGAAACGCGGCGACGCGGACCTTGCCCATAATTGCGTCCATCACGCCCTTGCTTTCGTCCGCAGCGCAAAGGCGGTCTCGCAATGACCGCGCTGGACCTTCTCGCAATGCTTGCGGCCGCGTTAGCGGCCGCCGTGCTTGCCCAGCCGCTCGCGGCCATCCTCGCCGCTTCTTCTTTTTGATCGTCTGTCTTGTTTCACGTGAAACAGACACAACAAACCAAACAAGGGATAAAGACCATGCTAACCGCTAACCAAAAAAGACAGGTGATCCGCAACGCTGCAATTTTCGCCCTGAAAGCACAGGGCAAGACCTGCGAAGCCCTGACGGGCAAGCCGGTCGTTTCGGCGCTTACAAATCAGGAATTGCGCCAGCTTTGCGCGGTTCTCCAGATCGACATTGACGATTTTATCGCCACGGCCGAAGCGGCCGCAATGGCGGGCGAAACCATACCGGAAGACGACGACGCCCCGGCCGCCCCAGCCGCAGCGCCAGACGCCCCAGCCGCGACGCCCAGCCCTGACAAAAGGGCTTGGCAAGCGCTGGCGCCCTTGCATGGTCTTAAGGGCTTCATTGCGGATAGCGCTTTGGACGCCCTTATTGATAACGTGGCGGGCGTCTTCGCCCAGCTAGATAAATGCCAGCAAGACCTTGCGGACGCGAAAGACGCGCCGCCGCTTGCGGCCATCGCACGCCCCGCAGAAGGTGAAGACGCGACGCCTTCATTGACGTCCTACAAGGCGTCAAAAATCTTTGGCGTAAAGACGCCCACCCTAGAGGCGCTGGCGCTTCCTGTTTGGAATAGCCCGGACGCCCCAGACCGCGACCCGTTCTATCTATTCGATCCTGTCTTGCTGGAAGACCTTTCCCTTTGCGTCGCTGAACGGTCCTACCCGTGGCTTGCTGGGCCGAAAGGGACCGGCAAGACGTCCGCCGCCATGCAATTGGCCGCAGCGCTGGGGCGTCCCTTCTTCCGTATCGCCTTTAATGAATTTACTGAACCGCGCGACCTGCTAGGCGGCGACGGTCTGGAGAACGGCGCGACGGTCTGGAAAGATGGACCCCTCACCAAAGCCCTGCGGACGCCCGGCGCAATCATCCTATTCGACGAACCGTCAATCGCGCGTCCGGGTTCACTGGCGGCGCTTCAAACCATTTTGGACCATGGTTTCGTTTTGCTGGAGAGCGGCGAAAAGGTTAGCGTCGCGCAGGACGTCGTCTTTATGGCGGCGGACAATACAGCCGGACGCGGCGATGAGAGCGGCCATTATGCAGGAACCCGCGCAATGAATGTCGCGTTTTTAGACCGCTTTAGCGTCGTCTTAAATGTGGATCATCCCGCCCCGGAATTGGAAGCAAAAGCGCTGGCGGATAGGACCGGCGCGCCGCAGGGCGTGGCGGACCTTGTCGTCGCGTTTGCTGGCAAGACGCGCCAAAAATGCGAGACCGGCGATTTGACGGAAGGTCTGGGCTTCCGCCGTCTGGCGGCGTTTACGCGCCGCCTTGTGGCGGGCGTCCCTGTGGACCGCGCCTTCAAGACCGCCGTTCTCAATGCGGCGCATCAGGAAGACCGCGCCGCTTTGGGCGTTATCGCCGCTGCGGATTTAGACGCCGCGCGCATCGCCCAGATCATTGCGGGCTTGCCGGACGCGACGCAAGCGCAGCTCTCACCAGCAGACGCCGCTGGGGACATGGAAGCGCCTGTCTACAAGGACCCGCGCAACGCCCGCGCCGCGCGCGACTTTGACGCCATTTAATCCGGGGGATTTTTCAAAATGACGACCTACAAAGACCTCACCCGTGGCTGCGTCCAGACGGCCGAAAAGCTCTATACGGCGGCGCGCCCCAGCGCGCCGCGTTACCCGTGGCGACTGGAATTGAGCGGACAGACGGCCGGGATAATGTTCGGCCCTAATCCCTTCAACCATGCCCAGCAATGGACCCTTAACCTGCCATCAATCCCGCTGGACGCCCGCATGACGACGCGCGAGCGGGACCTATGGGCGGGATATACAATCCACGAAACCGGCCATGCTTGCTTCACTGATTTTGGCGTCTGGCAGGTCGCAATCCGTGAAGGCGTGCAGGACCTTGTCAACGCGCTGGAAGACGTGCGCATTGAGCGTCAGACCATTGCGTCTGGCGTTGCGGCCAATGCGCAAGGTCTATTAGAGGCGCTGGCGTCCTACATGCTGGAAAAAGCCCTTGCGCAAGGTTTTGACCCTGCCCAGCCGCAGGGCTTTGCGTTTTGCTTGGCGATATATGGCCGCGCCCTTGTGGGCGGTTACAATCTCCCGGCGCTTCCTGCCCTATCCCCTGCCCTTGCAAAAAGCTGGGCTTGGATATGGCCGGAATTGACCGCTTGCCAATCAACGCAAGACATCCTGACGCTGGCGCGTAAAATCTCAAAAAGACAGAAGGCGGCCGAAAACCGCGCGAAGAAAGCCTCGCAAAGCGCTCCCCAGCAGCAAGCCCAGCCGCAGGAAGGCGAGGAAGAAGCCCAGCAAGGCGCACAAGCCGCGCCGCAGGGCAACGACGCCCCGCAGGAAGAAGCGCAAGTTCAGCCGCAAAAAAGCGGCCGGACGCGCCGCAAGCCGGACGCGCCGCAGGGCGACGCCCAGACGTCCTTTGGCGCGCCGGGGGTTGAACCGGACCTTAAAGACATAGCCCGCGCCATAAACGAGCGTATGGGCAAGACAGACGCGGACCTGCGGGCGGACGAAACGCTGGGGGCCATGCCCACCCCGCGCGTCATGCCTGTGGACGTCATGCAGAAAGGACGCCCGGACATGGTCCCGGTTTTAGAGAAGGTCTACCCGTCCCTCTCTAAGCTGAAAGCGGACCTTCAACGCCTTGTGCGGTCCCCAGACCGCGTAGCAATTACGCGCGGCCAGACCGCCGGTCGTCTGGATCGGCGCGCCTACTCCCGCGCGTTGACCGGGGCGGCGGACGTCTTTGCGCGCAGGTCATACGCGGAAGGCGTCAACGCGGCCGTTTCGATTGTTTTGGACGCGTCGTCGTCAATGGATGAAAAGGGCAAGCTCACCTACGCGGCCGCAATGGCGCTGGCGATGGGCGACGCCCTAGACCGCGCTGGCGTTGCTTTTGAGATTATCGCCGCAGGTCTACAGGGCCACCCCTATGGCGGCGGGGCGCGCGTTGAAATCCGCAAGCCCTTTGCGGCGACATGGCGGAAGCAACGGCCGCTAATCGGCCGGACAAAGGTCTATCCCGGCACGGGCAATCTAATCGCCTCTGAATATGCGGCGGGGCGTCTGTTAGCCCAGCGCGACGCGACGCGCCGCCTTTTGTTCGTCCTATCCGATGGCGAGGACTTCTTCCTTCACACGGATAAGGTCTGGCGGCGGTCTGTGGACCTTTGGGCGAAACAGGGCATAGAGACGATTGGCGTCGGGCTATTGCACGACGTTAGCCCCTACTTCCCGGATAGCGTCAATATCATGGACCCGGCGGACCTTGCGCGGGAAGGTCTGGGCATTGTGGCGCGGCGCTTGAAAAGCGCCGCCTGACGCGCCCTACTACAAAACGTCTAAGGCGGCCGCAGGGCCGCCTTTTTTATTGCTGGCAGGGTTTCTAGCAGGTGGGGCTATAGACGCCCAGCGGCCACGCCCGCCGCCTGCATGGCCGCTTTAATTGCACGCCTATCTGGTGTCGTGTGTCGTGGGTTTCTTCGTAGGCTCCCCCTATAGTCAAACGACCCTTCGTAGGTCGTTTTGACTATAGGGAGCCTACGAAACCCACGAAGGATTTTTTCGTAGGTTATCGTAGGTTCTTCGTAGGCTCTTTTCGTAGGTTTAAGGTAGCGTCAAAAACCGCTTTTGGTTGCGCTTTTTGTCAAAGCGGACGTCGACCACAAGCGACCCTTCCTCTATCAATTCACCTATAGCCTTCACGACGTCCCGGCGGTCCTTCCGCCGGTCCCCGCCTTCTGCGTCTAGCACCCGCGCCACGGCGGACCCTGCCGCAAAAGGTCCTGTCACTGTGGTATCCGCAGACAATTCCTCGCCGCCCCTCAATAGGACTTCCAGACAATCCTTGGTTCTTGTCTTCCAGTCTGTCTTTACGACCTGCGGGGTTGGGATGATCCTCAAGACGCCTGCTTCTACTGTGGCTGTCTGGGTTAGGTCTCTGGGGTCGTCTGCTTGAAGGATGACAGGCTCAAAACGAAAGAACCTCTCGCCCGCCAATGGCCTGTCATTGGCCTTTATGCCGTCAAATCGAATTGTCTTGCGGCGCTCGTCTTCCGTCCATCCGTAATCGTCCCGGCGCTTTTCCCCGCACTTAACAATCCCCACGCCTGACCTGACGGCTCCACCTATGGCTCCTGATCCTCTGACGTCGTTCAAACTTAACGTATCGTCTTTGTCGTTTATGGTCTTTTTGACGTGATGTATTAAGACTACTGAACAAAACCCTGCTTGTGCTATGTCGCCGCAGGCGTTCATTAGGGCCTGCATGTCGCCGACGCTGTTCTCGTCGCTGCCGTCTACCGCTGATGCTAGGGTATCAATAATTACCATTGCGATTGAGCTGCTTTGTCGCAGGTCTGACAATCTGTCTATGAACCTGACCGCGTCTCTTGTGGGCGCGACGCCTAGGTTGCCTGACTTGGAGACGACCGCCAGTCGCTCGTTCCAAAGATGGATTTTGTGCTTGGCTTCCCCGTGCTGGATATTGAGAAGATTTTTATAGGCTTGGAGCTTGCGTTCGATGCTCGCCTTCCTGTCTTCGTTCGAGACAATGATGACGTCGCCTGTCCAGTCGATTTTTGTGAGACCCACTAGGTCCGGGCGCTCTAAAGCTGTCGCCACCGCATAGAGGCAAGACAGGGTGGACTTGCCTGTGCCGGGAGCTGCCGCCAAGACAGAGACCTCGCCTCTGGCGTGCCAGTCCGTGATGTCAGGGCGCACGAATGGCCTGCTCCACGTGTCGTTAAAATCAAACGTCACGAACCCTTCGTCGCTGTCTTCCTTGCCATAGAAAGCCTCGTGACCTGCTTCCTGTCTCGACGCCCTCAAGCGTTTGATGGCCTGCCGCCATTCCTTTGAAAGATGATCCGCCTTGTCCTCAAAAGGGAGCGGACCCAGCTCCAAGCGCGCGACCTCTACGGGATTGAACTTCTGCGCCCAGCTTTCGACAAGGCTCGCGCCTGTCCTGACGTTGTCTGGTCTGACTGTCTCCCAGAACTTCTCCGGCGCGTCTGCTGGGTCCTGCGGAACTTGGTTCGACCAGTTGCTCCAAATCTCTTTTCCCTTCTCGGACCCGCCTGACGCCCCATAGATTGCATGTCCCAGCTCGACCCACTTATCCCTGTCTAGGAACTCTTTGTCGTTCGGAATGAGCGCGACCAGCTTCTCTAACTTGTCTTCGTCGCATCTGTCGCCGCCAACTTGTGCAGTGCTTGTATGGTCGCGCCGAGTTGAAGCGACTGTCGCTCGTATATTGACGTCCTTTCCTTCCAGCATTGTCTGGACTTCGTGGAAGACGTCTGTGAGATCATAGTAATCCGCTGCGGGTAAGGTGTCTGCGGTCGGCCGTGCTGTCCACTCGACCATTGTTCCTGACGGGTGGCGACCTTCCACCATGAGCTGCCGCCCAGCGCCCAATATCTCAAATAACTTTCTTCCTGATGGCGTGCCGTTGTCTTCTGTAATTCCCCCCGACGTCCAATCGACGTTCCGCAGGTCTAGCGGATTGGAGAACCTGACAAGCATTGCGCGTGACTTTGAACCGGGGCGGAACCTGTGCGGCGCTGTCGGGAACCGCCTTTGGAGTATCTCCATAATATCGTCTGCATATTCTGTGTCCTCGACGTCGAAGGCTGAATAGCCTGCTGTGAGAACCCCGACGTTCAAGCCCCGGCCAACCGCCTTGATGATGTCGTCGCCCGCAATGCGTGCGTTCACCCAATCCTGCACGTCCGGCTTCTTCTCACCCTGCTTCAATGGAATGAGCGCTTGCTCAAAACCGTTGCTAATCCATTGTTGCGCAACGTCCTGCATGTCTTTCTTTGAAACAGACTTTACGGGCGCGTTGTTCTCGACTATATTCTCCATCGGAGCTTCCTTCTTGCATGGTGGGTTGTTTCCTCCCTTACCTTAACCCCCGCGCTTCACGGTGCGGGGGTTCTTTATTAGGGAGACAGGGACGCCAATCTCTGCGTGTCGCGTCTGTTTTGCAAGCCTCAAGACATAAATTTTTGTATGCGCGCGTCTGCTGCGTCGCGTAACCTCCCTGAAATCACATGGGAATAGGTGCGCCAGACAGTCACAGGACTGTCGGCTAACAACTCGGCCACAAGCGTAATGTCGACGCCAGACGCCAGCATAAGCGTCGCATAGCTATGTCGCATGTGGTGCGGCGTCATCCACTTGAAGGGCGTCGTCTCTATGAACATGCGCCAAGCTCTCGGTAAATCTGTCGGCCCCACAACAAAACCTTTGTCGCTCTTTGTGCGCTCTTTGTAAGCGCGCTGTAAGACAGGCAGTAACCTTGAATTGATGGGATGAACCGGCCTGCGCTTCTTCGTGATGGCGCGTCCCGGCTGTCTAAAGTCGATTGTATTGTTGGTGAAGTCGACGCGGTCCCACGTCAAATCTAGTATTGCTTGTCGTCTTGCTCCGGTGTCGAGACCAATACAAATAAATTTTGTGAGTTTAGTAAGCCTGTCTTGTCCAATGCTTAGTCCACATGCAAGCGCGTGAAACTCACTCTCTTGTTGCTCGTCCAAGAACTCTAATCTGCGCTGTCCAACTTTGGGGAGCGATACGTGGACAGATATGTCTTTCTCAAGAAAGCCTGTCTTGTGGGCGTAGCCAATGGCGGCTTTAAGGATTTGAAGCTCATAACGTATCGACGCAGAAGATATACCCCGCTTTGACATGGCGAGCGTAATGTCTTCGGACGTTAAGACAGACAATCTAAAAGGCCCCAGCGTTTTGTCGAGGCGGCCAATGACGTTCTTGATTTTCACAACGCTGCGCGCTTTGGCGTCAGCTTCATAATGCTTGAGAATATCTCTTATGCGCGGCTCGTCGCCGTTCAACTCAACAAGACGTTGCTGGGTTATAAATTCTTGCTTGAATACTTCCGCCGCAAATTGCGCGTCGCGGTCTTTAATACCTGTCGAAAGAGCGCGCGACCTGTATCCGGCGTCAGACTGTTCTGTCCAGCGAACTTCCCAGACGCCCCGCTTGTCGTTCCATTTGACCTGCGTTTCGTTTGCTTGCGCTGCTCCAGCCATGCGAACAAATCCCTATAATTTACTAAAGCAGGACGACCGGGAAGATACGGCAGGCCCTCAAAACGCCGCCACCTAGACACGCTGTCAGGATGCTTGTGCAGCAACTCCCCTATTTCAGCGTCGGTCAACCACAGGTCTTCTTTGTCCAGCATTATGCTTTGTGCGATGAAATCAGATTGATGACTTGAACCGCTATCTCCAGCGGCAATAGTTTATTGACGCGTAGCAGAACTTTGTCGTGCTGCCCCGCGATGGCGACCATGCTCAATTCCGGCGCTTCGCGTTCGATTGCAGCGCCCGCAACTTCCGGCGCTAAATCTTCCGCCGTTGTGCCAAGAGCCTTGGCGATCTTCGCTAGGTTCTTTGGATCGGGGAACCCCGCGCCTTTTAGATAGACCGAAATCCGGTCTCTATTCTTGGCGGCATTGGCTGTGCGCCCTTGCTTATCTGTGACCTCAATCTCCCCCCAGACCTTCCTGGCTAAATCAGATTGCGACATGCCCTTCTCAAGCATGAGCTTGTGCAATCGTCGTGCGAAATTCTCGTGGACTAACTGTTCTTCACTTGTCAGTCCCGCGACCGGCGGCGAGCGCCGGATGGACTTGCGGGCCATTTTTGTCTCCTTTTGTCGTTTTCGACGTTTTGTGAACTACGCCTGAAAAAGACAGAAGTCAACGATTTGTGAACCATTCTGGGGAAATAGAGTAAATATCCTCACAAAATGTGTCGGGCGCACTTGACAGCTTTCCGCAAATCAGTCGTTTTGTCTTGTATGTTGAACAACAGGCCAAACAAATGACCGTTGAACCTAAATGGAACCTAGGCGAGCTGATTAAGGACCTTGGCGGCCCTGCCCGCGTGCGGGAGCTGCTTTTGGCGCAGGGGATGAAAGTCCCCAAGCTGACCACTGTCTATGCGTGGTCGCGGGAGGCGCGGTCCCCGGCGGCCGGGGTCGCCCTGATAGTCGCTTTGGCCCGAAAAGTCGATCCCGGCTTTGATGTCATGCGCTATCTGGATACGTCGGAACAAGACGCTGCTGCCGACGCTCACGCGTCCGCAGGACGCTGTGCTTGACGCTTACTCTCATCATATTGGCGGCGCTGTGCTGTCTTGTTTCAACGTGGGGGCGTTGATGTTGAAACCCGGAACTCTGGTGATCGGCGTTGATCCCGGTTCGGTGTCTGCGGCCTATGCCCTCGTTGTCGTGGGCGCGCCGCAAGGCGTTTGGATTGGCGACATGCCCGTCGCTGCCAAGATGATGCAAGCGGCCGCATGGGCGCAAGCATTAAGAGATCAAATCAAACCATTCAAAGACGTCGTTGCCGTCGTCGAGAATGTTCATGCGTTCCCCAAACAAGGGGTGTCTTCAAGTTTCAACTTCGGGGTGGGCTTTGGCATGATCCAAGGGGCTTTGGCCGCTTTGGAAATCCAGACCCATTTAGTCGCGCCGACGGTTTGGAAAAAATCGCTTGGCTTAGACAACGACAAGGACAAGAGCCGTGAGGTAGCGAGTAGGCTCTATCCCTCTGTCGCCCGTTATCTCGACAAAAAGCGCGACGCCAATAAGGCCGAGGCTTTGCTCATGGCTCACTATTATGTCTGGAAATACGCAGGACAGGATAATGCAGAAGGACAGTGAAGTCTCAAAGACAAGGCGCAAAGTCTTTCCGCGCGAGAGACCGCCGCTCGTCATCGAAAAGGTGACGAGGATGGTCCCTGTCGGCGAAGGGCCGTCGCGTAGCTCAACATCGCAGAAGACGACGCATTTTATGCCGTTGTCGCTGCCCCGCGTGAAATGGTTGGAGCGCCCTGAAATTGCGTGAACTGTTTGCATATCAGCAAAAGACGGTTGATTGGCTGTGCCAGACGACCATGCCGCGCTACGTCGCGCATGAGCCGGGGCTGGGCAAGTCTTTCACGTCTATTGCTTTCGCAGACCGTGTCGCGGCGCAGCGCATCCTTGTGGTCGGCCCTGCGCATGGCCGTTTGAACTGGCGGCGTGAATTTGAACTTAGCCAGAAGATCAACCGCGAATTGGTCGTCATTCGCAAATCGACGGAAAAGCTCAAACCGTCGTCGTGCTGCGTCTACTTTTTGTCGTATGACATGCTGTCATCGTCCAGCTCCAGCATCAGAATACATTTGCTCAATACAAGCTGGGATTTGATGATCCTAGACGAAGCGCACATGCTTGGTCGTGACAGCGAACGCACGAGATTTGTTCTCAACCCGATCAACGGCCTCTACCTGCGCGCGAGATATACGCTGCCCTTGTCTGGCACGCCCGCGACGAAATCCGCGTCGGAACTATATCCGTTGTTTCGTGCGCTCTGGCCCGACGTTGTGCGCGGCAAGTCATGGCGCATGTTTGAAGACGAGTTTTGTCGCGTCGATACGATGAAAGTGAAATACGGATCGCGCCGCGACAAGACGAAGGAAGTCCGTGCTGTTCGTGGAACCAAGCCTGAAAAGCTCCCGGAGCTGCGCAAGGTCCTCGCGCCGATTATGAACGTCCTCAAGACAGATGACGTCCTGACGCAGATACCGCCTTTGAGAACAGACACATTGCCGCTCGTGCGGGAGCTGTTCACCAACAGATACGGACAAGCCTCGAATGTCCTCAACAATCTGGACCAAAAGTTAGCAGCTCTGTTGGCTAAAGGCGGCGACCTGCTGGACAATCTGTCTGCGGCCGAGCTGGCGTTTGCCACCGAAAGACGCGCCATCGGTCTAGCCAAAGCTCCATACATTGTAGACATCGTTAAAAATGAACTGGAAGCAGACCCGACTAAAAAAATTCTGTTATTCGCCATCCACCGCGACGTAATGAACATACTAGGAACATCACTTGACACATTCGGTGTGGTGCGCGTTGATGGTGGGGTAAGTGCAGAGGCGAAGCAACGTGCGCAAGAGACATTTCAGACAGACCCAACAGTCCGGGTTTTCCTAGGACAGATACAAGCAGCGTCAACCAACCTGACGCTCACCGCTGCTCACGACGTCATCATGTGCGAGGCGTCTTGGTCTCCGGGGGATAACTACCAAGCAATTCGACGCTGCCGTCGCATTGGTCAAACCAAGCCTGTCTTGGCGAGATTTGTGACGATGGACGGCGCGGACGACAAAATTACTCGCGTGCTGGCAGACCGCTCGCGCGAGCTGGATACTCTTTTTTCTTCCGGGGGTGACGAATGAAACAGGTGAGGCTTTCTTACGAACACGATTTTACGGGAGCGGTCCCCGCTGTCGCTGTCGAAGTCCACGGCGACGACGTCGGTGAGGTCTTGAGCGCGCTTATGGATATTGGCTCCAAGCTGGCGGACACGCCGCCTTGGTTGGCGAAGGCGTCTTTGTCTACGTTGGCGAAACCGATCACGAAGAAAGACGTCAAGAAGAACCCGGAACTGGCGGAGGCGCAGCAAAAAGACGAAGCGCTGCGTATCCTGACCAAGACATACTCGTCGCCGCTGACGCGGTCGCATACGAAGGCGCTTCTTGACAAATACCAAGTCAAAAAGTTTGGCGACATTCCTTTGGATAGAGCCGCTGATCTTCTGGAAGACGCCAAGGAAATTGAGAAAAACCTGCCGGGGGATGATTGATGCTAACGCGAGACATGCTGTTGAACGTCAGCAAGAATATCAAGACGGCATTGGGTTCTGACGTCGAAGCAGCCTATGTTTTCATTGCTGCGGACGACTACGGAACCTATTTGCTGGCGAATACCGGCGACCGCGTTGGCATATCTATGATGCTGCGAGATATTTTGGAAAAGGTTGAGACCGGCCACGAAATTCCGCAGGGGCGCGCACAATGAGCGCACACGCCAGACTGTCCGCGTCGGGAGCCTACATTTGGCTCAACTGCACGATGTCGCCGCGCTTGTCTAAAGGGCTGGAGCGGAAGTCGTCGAAGTGGGCTGACGAAGGCACAAAGGCGCATTGGGTGGCCGAAAGCATGTTGGTCGGCCAAAACGTGCTGGACTTGGAAGACACGAAGGAAATGCAGCGTTGGGTGAAACCCTACGTTGATTATGTAACGGAACTTGCCAAGCAGTCGCCGTTCCATGCTGTCGAGAAGCGCGTATCGCTCGCGCCGCTCTGGGAGCTGGAGGGAGACACGCCGCCGGAAGATATGTTCGGCACCGCCGACTTTGTCTGCCTGACAGCGTATCCAAGCACGTTGCACATTGTTGATTTGAAATACGGCGCAGGTGTTGCTGTCGAGGTCCAAGACAATTCACAGCTACTCTATTACGCCTTGGGGGTTCTCCTGTCTTTACCAGACAGCATCGTTCCCCCGGAGTTTGTGCGCATGACGGTTGTCCAACCGCGTTGCGTGCATCCCGATGGCCCCGTCAGGCATTGGGAAATACCGACTGTTGATCTTCTGGATTGGGGTCACTCTGTCTTGAAGCCGACTGTCGAGCTTATCGCCAACGACGACGTTAAAGATTTGGCGCTCGTCGAGGGTAAGCATTGCCGCTGGTGTCCAGCGGCGTCGGGTCAATGTCCTGAAAAACACAAGACAAAGACCGCACAGGCGCGACAAGACTTTGCCGCGCTTGATTAGTCCCAAACAGTCCCATGAGGTTAAAAATGGCTAAGATCACTACGCCTATCGGTATTTTGTCTTTCCCGCAGGTCTTCCAGCCGAAGGCCCCTGTCGAGGGAGCGGAACCGCGCTATTCGCTCAACATCGTTTTCGACGCGGAAGCGCAGAAGACGAAAGAGTTTAAGGCGCTGGTCGCCGCCGTCGAGGAAGAAGCCAAGACGTTCTTTGGCGGCAAGGTCCCGTCGAATTGGCGCAACCCGATCCGCGACGCCGGAGAGAAGGAATACGCCGGTTACAACGCGGGCGACAAATATATCTCTGCATGGTCGAAATCGAAGCCGGGGATCATTGGTCCGCGTCTTGAGGAAATCGACATGCCTGACGAAGTCTTCGCCGGACAGCGCGTCCGCGCGACGATCCGCCCCTTTGGCTACAACCAAGCGGGCAACAAGGGTGTCGGTCTTGGGCTGTTAAACGTCCAGATCGCCAAGAAAGACATGCCGCGCCTTGATGGCCGCATGGCTGCACGCGACGAGTTCTCCGCTCTTGAAGACGAGACGGAAGACGCGCCGTTCTAATCATCTAACCTTGGAGGGGGTATATTTTTTTACCCCCTCTGTCTTGTTTTGGGGGATACAGACATGACAGATAATATTGATGTGCTGCTTGCCGAGCGTGGCAAGGTTCACGGCGACTATACCGAACATGCGCAGATCACGCAGGACTTGAAACAGGTCGTTTACAAGGCCCGCAACTGGCCTGTGCTGTCACCGGTCCAGCGCGAAGCGCTCGACATGTTGACGCACAAGATGGGGCGCATCCTCGCGGGGGACCCGAACCACCGCGATCATTGGGATGACATATCCGGTTATTCCCGCCTCGCCGCCGAGCGCGTCACGCCCACGGTGACGAGCTGCTGTCCGAGCAGATTACGCGGAGGTTTAGCGAACGCGGACCCCGCACGTCTACCCGGATGACGCCTGCGCTTCGCCAGAAGATCAAGACATTTGCGAAGGCCAATCCGACCTTCTCGCAAATGCAGATTGCGGAGAAGTTCAACGTCAATAGCGGACGCGTTTCCGAGACCCTGCGGGGCAAGCGGAAATGAAACACAAAGTCTCAATCGACATTGAGACGCTGGGGGCCGATCTCAAAAAGATCGGCTCTCATGTCTACATGCAAACGGCGCGACTTCTCTGCGTCGCTTACGCCGTTGACGACGGCCCCGTGAAGGTCTGGCGCGCAGCCAAAGACCCGAACATTCCTCACGACCTTTACGCCGCTATGGCGGACGACGACTACGAGTTCCATGCTTGGAACGCGGGCGGCTTTGAAATGCTGTCGCCGCTGCTGAAAGGCATATCCGCGTGGCGTTGGCGCTGCACGATGATCCGCGCGATGTATTGGGGTCTTCCCGGTAAGCTGGAACAGGCCGCCGAGGCGTTGCGCACCGGCTGGCAAAAGGACATGGCCGGACACCGGCTCATGCTCCAGATGTCCAAGCCCCGCAAGGACGGGACCTTCTGGCACGACACCGATCCAGACAAGTATGACCGTCTCTGCGCCTATTGCGCGCAGGACGTTGAGACCGAACGCGACATCGCTAATCAGCTCCCAGACCTGCCCGCGTCGGAGCAGGTGATGTGGCACCTCGACCACGAAATGATGTGCGCAGGTCTTCCTGTCGACACTGTCGCTGTCGACGCCATGCGCGGCATAGCCGAGCTGTCTGTAAAGCGCCTAGACGAGCAAATGCGTCTTGCTTCCAAAGGCGCGGTCAATTCCGTCAATTCTGTCGGCGCGCTTCTCAAGTTTTGTCACGAGCGCATGGAAGCCGTGTCTATCCCGGCGATCAGCGCGCAGAAGATGCTGCCGTCTACGGCGAAGGAAGACATAGATGCTTTTCTGTCCCAGCTCGAAGACGGCCCTACGTGTTACCGCCATAAAAAGACAGGAATGGGTATCCCGAAAGACGTGGCGCTCGTGCTGCGTATCCGCAAAGAGGCCGCGAAAAGTTCCGTCGCCAAACTACAAGCGATGGCAAACTGCACGATGCCTGACGCCACCATTCGCGGTCTGACGCAGTTCTATGGCGCGTCACGCACAGGGCGTTGGGCCGGAAGATTAGTTCAGGTCCAAAACCTGCCTCGCGGCGTCAAAGGCGTCGACCCCAAGACCGAGATCGAAGCTATCGTCGAGTTGGGCAACTTCTACGCGCCCCCTGCTGGCGTAACCACAATGGAAGTTCTGTCTAGCTGTCTACGCGGCTGCTTCAAACCCAAAACGGGCAAGTTCTATGTTGGCGACTTCTCTCAGATCGAAGCGCGGGTTGTTGCGTGGCTGGCAGGGCAACAGGACATTCTTGATGTCTTTGCCTCTGGAGAAGACGTCTACACCTACACCGCGAATAAACTCGGGTCGAAAGACAGGCAATTCGGCAAGGTCCTCGTTCTTGCGTGCGGCTTTGGCATGGGTTGGTCTAAGTTCAAAGATACTGCTGCAACGTATGGTCTTACGCTTACTGACGATGAAGCCCAGACAGCCGTGAAGGCATGGCGCGACGCCAACTTGCATATCGTCAGCTTTTGGCGCGGCATGGAAAAGATGGCGCGCAGCGTCATTGAAGGCACACACAAGGGCGTCTTGCGTTGGGGCCATATCAAAATGGCGATGGGTTCGCGCAAGCTGGCCGGTTGTCTTTTAATTGGTTTGCCGTCCGGCCGACACCTTGTCTACCGCAATGTGCGCTTGGTCGACGGCGACGACGGCTTCGCGCCGCGTATCGTCTACGACGGTGTCAATCAAACTACACGCAGATGGGAAGCCGTCACGACTTACGGCGGCAAGCTCTGCGAGAACATTGTCCAAGCTGTCGCGTCTGATCTTCTGCGCGAGACGCTGAAACTCCTACCCGCAACAGTGAAGCCGCTCGTGACAATCCACGACGAAGTTGTCTGCATCGAAGGCGTCGACGGCTTCACGGAATGGGAACGCTTGCACGATTTGAAGATGGCGATGACGGCGGTTCCGGCGTGGGCTGACGGTCTACCCGTTGGCGCGGACGTCAAAGTAATGGAGCGTTACGGCAAATGAGCATTATCGAAATGATTAGCGACGCGGGCATCGACCTGTTCTTCTTTGGCTTTGGTCTCGTGTCCGGCGTCTTCCTGTGCTGGATCGACGACTACAAGAGGGCGAGACAATGAGGATGCGGATAGACCCTTACCGTTCATGGAAAGACCCGAACAAATTGACGCCCTACGAAGAAAAAATTTGGGCGCTTTTGCAGGAAGGTCGCACGGTTAAAGAAGTCGGGATCGCGCTTGGCGGCCGCAGCGAAACTTCCCTGCGGGCGACTATTTCTGTCATCAGAGACAAGACACGTGTTTACGAGGCTACAGGTTAGCCTCTGCATTGAAGGAGACGGGGGATGAGTGACGACATAACCCACGACCTTGACCTGCTGGACGATTGGCTTGCAGGCAAGGGCTATGGCGAAGAAGCGGGATTAGTTTTGCGGGCTTTGTCGCTGATCCATAAGCAAGCACGGGAAGTCGAGAAGCTACGGGCGGCGTTGAACGCGCTTATTGAGGCGGCGGATAATGTGCGGCACTGGCACGACGCGATGTCAGATAACTCTGGGATGGTCGTGTCGAAAGACAGCGTTTTCGCATTGTGGGAAGAAATAACCAAAGCCCGCGCCGCAGCCGCCGCATTAAAGGAGACGGGGAATGAGTGACGCACTATTTTTCATCGGCGGCGCAATAATCGGCGCAGTAATCGTTCTTGGGATAATCCTGTGGAAGTTACAAAAGGAATGGAGCCATTGGATATGACTGATGATTGCCCGAAAGGTCGTGACTGCCTTTATTCAGCAAAATTGTATGAATTGGCAGAAGAACTCCTCCGCCTCCGCGCAGAGAACGAGAAGCTGCGGGCGGCGTTGAAGCCGTTTGCTGAACTTGCCGAATATTATGACGTAGAGCCTGACGCGCAACCGGCTTGGGATAGGGATTTTCAGCCGACAGTTGGCGAACTTCGCTCCGCAGCCGCCGCATTGAAGGAGACGGGGGATGAGTGACGAACTGCCTGAAAAGTTCTTTATGGGCGGCCAAGCCGACCCTGAATACATTTTGAAATATTCGCTTGTTCACCAACACAGCGAATTGAGCAAAGAAAATGCCCGCCTCCGCGCAGAGAACGAGAAGCTACGCCATATGCTTGATGCTGAAACAGACCAAGCGCGGGAAGATGTGGTCTATTTTGACGAGTTGCGTGCAGAGAACGAGAGGCTACAAGCCAAGTGCGAGTTTATATACGACGAGTTATTAGAAGCAAAAGGACAGGTCGAGAAGCTGCGGGCGGCGCTGAAACCGTTAGCCGACGAGGTGGAATACGTTCCATCCCAAATGGACGATGATGATTGGTATGAAATGGACACGATTAAAGTCGGCCACATACGCGCCGCAGCCGCCGCATTGAAGGAGACGGGGGATGAGTGAAGTTATTCCAGAAAATGTCAAAGCGCTCAGAGACAAAGTTTTGGCGGAAGGCCAAACGCCTGAACCGCGCAAGTCGGTGAAGGAATACGCAGATGAAACGGCAAGCACCCATTACGTCATGCAGATTGGTCGTCTTAGCAAGGTAATTGAAGAATTGCGCGCAGAGAACGAGAAGCTACGGGCGGAAAACGAAAAGCTAGTCGCGCAGTCATGGGTTGTTGATGGGGCGCTTCTTAGCGAACGCGAGGAAATCGAGAAGCTGCGGGCGGCGCTGAAACCGTTTGCTGACGCATGGGACAATAGATACAAACACGCCAGCCATAACTTGATACGTGATGAAAACCTCCGCGCCGCCCGCGCCGCTTATCGGGGAGAGAAAGAATGACCGAAGCTAGTTTAGGTGACATTTGGAAAGCTGTTGACGAGAAAGATTTTAGGCGGCTTCAAATTAGGTCCATGCAGGCGTCTTGTGCGCCACATATAATTTTTAAGCCGAAGGTTTATCCAGACGGCAACCAATGGTGCGCCTTATACGGCGAGGATTTAATGATGGGCGTCTGCGGATTTGGCGACACGCCAGAACTTGCGTGTGCGGATTTCGACAAGAATTGGAAATCACAAACGCTCCACGTCAAATCAGGACGGTAACGATGACTGACCAATATCTGCCAGACAATGCGCCTCGTGACATTCTGTTGTCGCTTCAAGAACTGTCGCAAAAGAACATCCCTCACGCTGCGACGTTCAAACTGGCCGCCGCCCGTATCGCGGAACTTGAAGCGGCGCTGAAACCGTTTGCGGACGACGTTACGTCTTTTGAGGGTTTCTCTGACGTTTGGCAAATAGATCCGCTCAGCAATCTTACTGTTGGCGACCTCCGCGCCGCCCGCGCCGCTTATCGGGGAGAAAAGGAATGAAAATACCGGAAGAAGAACTAACCACACTATTGCGGGTTATTGGCCCGAAAGAATGTGCGGAAATGCCTGCTCAGGTAGTTGCTACGTTGCGTAGGGCGCTCGCCCGCATTGCTGGGTTGGAAGCGGCTCTGAAACCGTTTGCCACTCTGGCGGAACTGGAAGACACGCCGTCGCTATCTGGCGCTGAACAGTGGTTTCTGTTTGGGGCAAAATGCGTGACATACGCCGACCTACGCGCCGCAGCCGCCGCATTGAAGGAGACGGGAAATGGGACACTTTCAGAACGAAAAGATTGAGAAGCTGGAAGCTGAAATAAGCCGCCTCAACGACATCATCACGCTGTGGATAGATTGCTGCTTAAACTTGGATGTTGATCGATACTTCACACCAGAGGATAAAATAGAAGAGGCGCGCAGTAAGCTTAGGAAAGCGCGACGCGCAACATACAAGGAAGAGACAAGGAGAAAAGAAAATGTCAGAGATCAAGGGTGACTGGTATGCGATGGATGTTTACCCAGACATCACAGCATATGAGCTTGCGTTAATCCTCCAGTCTATGGAGATTAAATTGTCGCCGGAAGTTTACAACAGTCTTCCGAAAGAACTTCACCGCCACTTCAGGGAGGAAAAATATGTCGAAGATATTGATTGCTGATTACTGGCCTTTCTTCAAAACAGGCGAGCTGCGTCGCTTCGACTACACGGATCCGACAGGATCCATGCCGCCAATCACGTCTGTCTTCGCCTACGACAAGGGCACAGACAGCATGCTCTACGTCGACTACGACGCGCATCTGACGTGGAAGGACACTTGGTATTACCAGAACCAATACGGTCTTGGCGTCGTCGAGTGGCGGGATGACTACCCGGGGAAGAAGGTTGTCATGCGCCCCGGAATTGGCTGGGGCAATCAGGAAGAGATCGGCGGCACGTTTATCAATAAGCCAAAGATGGATCCCTTCCAGTCGTGGCCGCCGGCAATGTCACAGGGTGTGCAGATTGTCGCGTATGAGGAGCTGCTGCCTGAATGGCAATACTCCCTTCCGAGCGACCCGCAATATGCTGTCTATAATTTAGCTCGCTACAAAGACGTCCTCGTCTTCACCTACTTGCAGTCATGGGGCGGCAAGCCGGGTGGTGGAGCGCGTTACTGGATGGCGAAAGGCGTCGGCCCCGTTTCTGTTCAGTGGCTGGCTCAGGATCCAAAGGATCCTTACGGCAAGCCATTAATTCAAACAGCGCGCATGGATGCGGTTGTCACATCAGTAAACTCATTGACGTCATAAGGGGGAAGACATGAGCGATCAGCTTCATGGTGGAATTAAAATGGTGGAAGTTCTTGAGCAGGAGATGAGAGACCTGCAGATGGAATTTTTGTTGAAGGACGCGCCAGAGTTTAACGAGAGCAACTTTTTTCTTCTTTGGGATGAGAACAAAGAATTAAGAAAGTCTCTGATGTTGGCTCAGAGGGAATATTACCTTGAGCAGCACTCCAAGAGAAGGGAGCGTCGATCATGCAATGATCTCTTGGAAAGCATACAGATCCTCAATCGGCAGCATGCATCAGAGAAGTGGGATCTTGAACGGGAGATTGCGTCGCTCTCAAATGCGCGCGACAGGATTGATAAAAAGCTGGAAGCTGCAATGCAGGAAATAGAAATGCTGAAAGCTGGAAGCAAAGAGGAAGGCACCGATGCTTGAGGACATCTTTGTCGCAGCTCTCATCTCCGCGTCAGCTGTCGCCGGCATGTATATTGGCGACTGGCATACGGATGGGGGAAGTCTTGACGATTTCCTCCGCCTAGATATTCAGTATCGGGC